ATTCATTAGACCATGAGTATCAGGTAAGTTCCTGTATGCATGATATGTTTCTCTCATAGAAATGTGAACAAGATTAGTCATTGAACCTGGCCACATATACAAGTTGTCACAAGTCCAATTCAAATGTGCAACACCTTTTTCCATAAACAAAAAGTTAAACTTGTCAAATTGGATGTTATCAATTGGTTTGAACCAATGCAAGTCTAGCCTTGTGAATATAACAAAGTCAAAGTTCTTATTCAAAAGATTTTCAAATGAAGCAATCTTGGATGTGAATGTATTAGAACCTTCAAAGTTAGAATAATAAACTCCTGCTGGTTGAACCATCTCATAGAATTCTTTTTCAAGTTGTTCATCAGGTATCTTATAAGATGAAACGAACACTTGAACCTCATGGCCCATATCTTTCAATGGTTGAACGATGTTTTTGTTGATGTTTGGCCAACAATGTTTGAAATCTTTAACACTAGGTTGACCATCACGCATAAACTGGCCATATAATAGGCCATATAATGATACTGCTATCTTCATGCTGTTCTATATACGAATAATTTGGATTCATCTTCTTGTCCATACTTTTCTTGGACAAACTTTTTCCATTCTGGCACACGGTCATACTGGTGAACAATACAATACATTTCACGGTCAGCAGTCCATACAACACCATTATCAAACATAGGTTCCGCTTCTAATAAGAATGGTCTAAATGCTTCGATTTTAGATGGATCAACCATTGTTCCAGATTGACAAGCCCAAGCATCTTTGTTTTTGGCTTTGAACATTATATCTTTGTATGGTTGTGTATTAATCAACACATTGAATACTGCTTGGTCAACGACAGGAATAGGTCTGTTGATTGCATTAGTAAAGATATTAAAAACTAAATCTTTCATGTACTCAGCAGTACCACCAAGAACACCAACATTGAATATCTCATTTTCTTTGAAATCATCATACACATATTGTCCATAGGTTTTCAACAAATTATCGTTACCCCATGGTTCATCACAATAACGCATACCTTCAGAACCAGCAACTAGTTTATATTTGACACCTATTACATTATCTTCCATCCATTTGAATGGTGACCATTGGAAAAATACATCTTTCACATCAGTAGTGACAACATAACGAAAGTTTTGCCAATTGGTTTTAAGATATTCGTAGATAGCTAAAAATCTAAGTACATGTACAGGAACATTAGCCTTTGGCATATCAACAATATCAAAGCCTTGTTCTAATAACCACTTTCTTGTTTCAGGTGATGCATTACCAACACACATAACTTTTTGTGCATCAGGCATCGTTTCATTGACTGAAAGTACCCAAGGTTTTAGTTGGTTGATACCGTAGTTTGTACAACCGCCAATAATTAAATCTTTTTGCATATTAATAACCTGACCTCACTTTAATTAATTCCATAACATCTTCATTACCTTTTTGTTCCACTCTAGGAGTAAACAAAGCTTTCTGTCTCTTATTATCTAGGTCATCTGTGGGGATTAAATAATAAAGAGCCAAACTTTTTCTGTATTGTCCTTCTGGCGCATTAATACCTTCTACAACACCATGCCATGAGTTTTGTGTAGTATCGAATATAACTGCACGATTAAATTTTGGCCATATTGAAGTTACTAAATCTTTTGGTTGATTTGTTTCATCGTCATGTGACCAAAGACTTAGATTACCACCCCATTCTTCTTGCCAATTTGGATTAAGATATACAATCAGATTGAGTTTGCGTTTCATGTCCAACTTAGGATGAACATCATAGTCCAAATGTGTATTCAGATAGTCACCAGTTTGATGCATATGAATACCTCCACCATGCAATCCAAAATCAGCTACCAAATCTGGTTCAATTGACATTGTTCTAAGATAATATGTGAACCTTTGGTCAATCAAAAAAGACAATGCTTTATAGATGTTTTTTGGGAACTTGTGCCAATTTTGTATTGTGCGTTTCTTTTCAATCAAGTTATCATAACGAGCATCCGTATTCTCATCATAACCTGGCATGTCATTGAAGATGTTTAGTGCGATATCTTCTTTGAAAAAGTTATCTATAACAACATGATTGAATGGCTTACCTTGTTTGAAGTCTTTAGCTAATTCGAACCAGTTTTGATTATTGATTATTTCACCCATGGATATTTTCCATCATATTTTTGTGCCATCACTTTATTACCATTTTCAAAAAACTCAGCATTAACGGAACCTGGATTTCCATTCACACGATAGTTGACTGTATATTTTCCCGTACAATCAAATCTAGGAAAATGCTGAGCAATTGCACCTAAAAACACTCTGTCTTGGCCCCAACCTCCATGCCATGCAGAGGCCAATTTTATCGCAATATCTGTCTTAATGCAATAGCAATTTGTATCCACGTGATTGACACCATGATAAGTTTGCCATTTACCAAGTGATTCACAATTATCATCACATAAGTAATTGCCATCTTTATCGATTATGGAACGCAAGGAATAACTCCAATCAAGATTGTGTTTCTCGATAGTAGCAATACTAGTCTCTACGTGGTTTGGTTTGAGTGTGTTATCTTGGTCCAAGTATAGAACATACTCAGTATCAATTAGATGTGTAAAGGCCGCATAAACACGGTGTCCATAAAATCCTTTTGCACCAACATTCAAAGGCAAATAACAAACTTTGAGAAAAGGATTACCTGCATACTCATCTGATATTAATTTGACTTTTCCTGAAAAGTCTTTGCCATCACAAATCAGATAACATTGTGTGTCTATGCTTTGGTTCAATACAGATTCAATAGCATGTTTTGCATCGGCCGAACCAGTGGTCGGTATAATAACTGTCGCTTTTTTCATAATAAAACTCCAATAAAATCAATATACTTTTCCAAATGGCCCAAAAGCTCGACCTTCTTTTTTGGCCACATAAACAATATCAGTCAGCAATTTGCTTAAATCTGTTTTGTTTAGCGTCAATATTGATAGAAGAAAATCTAATTGCATAAGTTTAGATTGTGCTGTAACTGGATCAGCTTGATAACACATTTTGATATTTTCCAAAAATTCATTTGGCGTTGTTATATTTGTTATTATCTTAGCACCGGCTGTGTTAACGGCTTGTTTTAATTTTGGCAATATAAAATTGTTTATTTTATCTGCATCATAAACTTTAGGATATTTTTGATTATTGTTGTCAAAAGATAATTTATACTTATCCATTAAACTTGCAACCATATCTGTTGGCGCTTTTCCTAGTCTTGCACCACCTTTGCCTTTTTCAACAGGTTCATATTTCAAATTACTATAATGATTTGTAGAAGTAGCTTTTATCGTTAAGAAATATGTTTTATTGTCTTCTTCATCTAAAATAGTTACAGTAGTGTCTTGTGTTCCAAAAGTCAAAGGGTTCGTTGGATAATATTTGACTTCATTTTCAAAATTGTATTTACTCAATTCACTTTTCATTTTAGACATTTTTTCTTTTGCTCCACCACCATATACTGAATCAAAACTTTTGATTGATAAATCACACTTGATAAGTTCTATTTTGGCTACCAATGCTTCTATCTTTTTGAATTCTTTTTCAACAGCAGCTTCATTAATGCCTATATTGACATCAACATACACAGCATTTTTTCCAGCCTTTTTCAAAGAAACTCCTATTATTTTTTCATTACGATAATAGTCTCTCAGTTTGGCATTTATTTCTTGCAGTTTTATCATCTGCAATTTTCGATCCTTTGGATCTTCATTTTTTCCAACAGTAGCTATATTCTCTAATGTTTTAGTTGGATTTTCGTTTCGTATTTTGCCTTTGTCTACAATCCAAACATCGGCTGGATCCCAAGTATCTTTTTGTGATACACCCAAAGGCCTAATTAGATTACTAATAAACTCCATGAAACCACCAGGAGAATCACGGTCAATTTCTAATTCTTTGAAATTTGAAGCAGAATATTTTTTAAGTAAAGCTTTTTGTTGATAATAAAAAGATTTTAACCAAGCCTCATCAACAGGATCAGCTGCGCCAACTTTATAACTTGAAGAAAATATTTTTTGTAATTCAATATACTTTTTATCAAACATGACGTTGTATGAATCGTCCCATTTGAATTTTTTTGGAAATGCTGAATTTTCTAATTTTTTTATAACAAATTCTTGTTCTTTTTTTGAAATAAATTCAGAAGCGGGAGATTTGCTTTCATAATTGACATCATCTCTTAAAGCACGTAAAAAAATCCATTTTGAACCATCTTCTTGTTGTTTGGTAGAAACAGTAGCCATTCATCACCTAATAATTTGTATAGTTTTTCCTGATGTCCAAACTTCTAGTTCGGTACGTAATCTACCCTCTAATTTAAGGGTTTCGTATCTATTTATTGCTTTGTTTTTCCACCAAGCAACTATGTTTTCCAATTCAAACTTATCATAGTTCTCATCTTTGATTAACACATCAGTCTTGCCGTTGACAACATCAATAAAGTTCTTAAACCCATAGTTTGAGATGTAATAACGTTTTTGTTCTGTCAACTGCTTCGCATTATCTATCACTTGGTTGAATTTGTCAAGCTCTGGCGTACCTTTTAATGCACTTTTAACCAAAGAAATAATTTTCATACTAATCTTTAATTTCTTACTAGATGCATCTTCATCAACAATCTTACCAACTCTTTCTTGCACATAGTCTCTCAAATCTGCATATGGTTTGCCATGCATCATTGGTAAGAAATCACTTTCTGTTTCACCTTTGTGACGAATGTAAGGTTTCATACCATCATACTGTGAGGATGACTTGGTAGAACCATACAAACTTGTTGTTTCAAAGAGGCACAAATTCATGTCATACTTTTTATTGACCATTTCACGGACGGTATGAGAACAACAAATGGCAGCCAATAATTTACCACCAAGATAATTGTAACCAAATGGTTGTGCAGGAACAATCACAAAGCCCATCATTGCAGTATTGTTAAATGATTTACCGCCTTCTGGAGTCTGCGTAAACACTTGTCCTAGCATTGCATTTCTAGGTTTACAGTTGATTACAGGTGAACCTAGACGAATGAATCCTAGAAACTTATCCGTATTCTTCTCTTTGACTGCTAGATGTAAACTACGACCTACTGGTCTAATGTTAATGTGAGATGAGGTAATGTTTAGTAATGATTCCCAGAGACCATTATTAATACAAACGACTTCAATATCCATATCACTAGGAGACATTGAAAAATCAGAGAATAAATCATCTTCTGGTGCAAATAAAGGGTTTGAAGGCATTTCTGCCAAAGATGCCAACTTTTGGTCACGCATGTATTCATCAATTCTACTGAAACTGCTGAAATAGTCTTCAAATACTTTTGCACAGTGTATTGCCTCTTCTTTAGTTAAATTCATACCTTAAATCCATCAAATGACTTTTTATTTAGCTTCTTAGGTTCAGCAAATCCTGGCCCAGCATCAACAACGCCTTCTTGGCCTGATTGTTCAACATCATACAGTTTCATCTTTGCTCTGTCAATACCAACTGTGAATCTTTTATAATAAGTTGGATCATTATATCGATTCTTCAATTGTTTGACCATCAACTGACCCATTTCTTCCAATTCTTCAGAAGAAATCAAAGCAAACATCAAGTCGGCGGTAGCCGGCAAGCCAAAACTCTCACTTGTATCTTCGAGTCCTGGATCGGAAGAATTATAACCGGATCTTGTGGTCTGAGTTGCAGAAACAATTGGGACTCCGAATTCAACGGCAAGTCCACGCAATTCTTCTGCAATTGATTTGACATAAGTGTAAGAATTGATGTTTGATCCTGCTTTAATTCTTGAACTGCAACATATGTTGAGATAATCAACAAAAATAATATCAGGTACAAAAGATTTTTTAAGGTTGAGTTCATTCAATAAAGTCCTAAAGTGTGTTACGGAAGCGGAAGCAGTTGGGTATTCTTTAATGATAAGTTTACCCGTTGTTTTAGATTTAACTTTTTCAACCTTTTTATCATACAGGTCTTTAGGAAGATTAATCAATTCATCTAGTGATACGTTCAATAAGTTAGCATCTATTCTTTCAGCAATACGTTCTTCAGCCATTTCCATAGTGATATACAGAACGTTTTTACCCATCGACATATTTCCAGCAGCAACATGGCACATAAACAAAGACTTACCCACACCAGTGCCGGCAAGAGCAATATTAAGTGTTTTAGCAGGAAGACCACCTTTTGTAATCTTGTTAAAGAATTCCAAATCAAAAGGAATTCTTTCTTCATGTCTGTGGTAAAATTCATATCTATCATCACTATTCTCCAAATAATCATGTCCTACAGATGTGTCAAACGTTACCGCAAGTGCATCTGATAAGATTTTGGGAATTTGACCTTTGTCGTGTAATTTGTCTTTGCCATCGAGTATTGAAATAGACCCCAATACAGCGTTATAAATGGCTTTTTCTTGACAAAACTTTTCCGTTTTATCGACAAGCCATCGAATGTCGGACTGCTCACTGCCAGATGTTTGAATCTCCGTAAGGTAAGTCTCGCATCTTTGTAATTCATCGCTCGTAAGATTTCGCCTCTCTTTGACGGCAATAGAGAGAGCTTCAATTGTGGGTGTCGAATTGTAATCCTGCGTGAATGAGGAGATTTCATCATAGATAGCCCTTTCTGTTCTGTCGGTGAAATAATCAGCCTTCAAGAAGGGGAGGACTTTTCTCAGGTATTCGTCCGAGCAAATCAGGTGTTTCAGTATCGTCTGTTCCAGTTTCATCAATTATATCCCCATCAATATTATCACTCATTAATCCAATTAACATATCACCAAGATATGTCTTGAATTTCACATCTTCCATTAACTTTTTAGGTTTTCTCTCTGGAGATTCTAACACATCAAAAGCAAAATGTAAATGGGGTCCATCAACTTCTTCCGTTATCTTCACTTTACCATACTTAAAAACCACACCTTTGTACTCTCCCAATAAAAGTTTGATGTGGGTTATGGTCTTATCACTCTTAGGATAAATGAAACAATAGTCTATTCCTTCTATCATGCTTCTTCCATTTGCATAATGTCACCTGTAGTTATGCTGTATTTGTTCATAACGTAATCAGTGAATGTACTATCATTTAGGATTGATGTCCAAAAATCTTTCGTATCTGTTTCTTTGATTCTATATTTCTTTTCTCCAACCTCACCAGTTTCCATATCTACTTTAGAATACCAACCATTGCTAGGCTTAACAACGTGACCAGATTCCAAAGCAATATCAAGCAAGCCAGACCAACGACTGATGCCACCGTCAAACGAGACAGTAACTGGTATCTTTGATTTTTCTTTAACATATCTACTCTTTTCTACATTGATAATGAAGTTATATCCAACAATCTCAGTACCTTCTTTTTCTTGTTGTCGGCCAAGAATGAAGATATTGTCGGCAGAATAATAAGAACCTGTACCACCACCAACGATGTCTTTAGGGAACATTCCGATTTCTTTGTAAGTGTGATTCACTACAATCATTGGAATATCTTTCAAAGATAAATGTGGTGTCACCATTCTGAACAAGGATTTAACTTGTTTAGCACGAGACATATCTGCCACAGATTTCTCAGATAAAGCATCTTCAACTTCTTTCTTTGAGGCCAGATTACCAATTGAATCAATGATGATAATTAAGTGTTCACCACGAGTCAACTCAGTTAACTGTTTCATAATATCAAACTTCAACTGTTCAATGTCAGTAAGAGGAGTATGGAGGACACGATTAGTGTCAATGCCGAAGGAATCGAAATAAGATTGAGGAGTGCCGAACTCAGAATCATAAAATAAAAGTGCAGCATCTTCATATTTGTCCAGATAAGATTTGGCCATCAATAAAGAAAATGCAGTCTTAAAGTGTTTGGATGGACCTGCCCACATTGTAAGACCTGGTGTTAAACCACCGTCAAGTTTACCTGAGAGTGCAACATTAATCATTGGGATTGCCGTTGGAATCATATCCTTCTGTGTGAAGAATTTTGATTTGGATAGAATTGCAGATTCTTTGATACTGCTGTTCTTTTTGATTTTATCTAATATACTCATTTCATTCCTTTGTTAAACATTTCTTTTGTAGAAATTAATATCATCTTCATTACCTGTCATCTTAAAATTGGATTTGATTGCCATACTTTTCTTGGCCAATTTCTTTTCTTGTTTAGTATCTATTGGTGTTTGAATATCAGGTATAACTAC